TTATTTTGTTTTTGTTGCGTCTCTCTGTATTTTCAAGGGCTTGAGACCTTAAAACAACTTTTAAAAATTAGGTATCTGCTTTTTTTTAAAGTTATTTTGCTACATTAACACAACAACAAACTTGATTGTAATATCGGCCGGTTAAACAAACAATCTTTCGGAACCTTAAGAGTAACTTTTTCAAGTACCCCTTAAGGACGTTACGGGTTCGGATTTAATTTTTTACCTACTTTTTCAAGGCGTATCATTTCGATTTGTGCCCCCGCTATTCCCTTTCAGTCTACCTCAACAATCTTGTATTTAAAAAAGCAATTCCAAACAATCAACAACGGAATTCATAAGTAAATTAACAATTATGTTAATATTTACAAGGGTTTTTTTAAAAAAAGTGCTTAAATGCTTGTAATTCAATGACTTAAGTCCTTCTCTCCTCTAAAAATTTTTTTATTGCTTCGCAATATCTTACTTAACAACGCTGTTAATCTCTCTTGAGACTTAAATCTAGAGGCTTTTATGCTATTTCTAATATGTTGGTATGGTTTAAGGTATTTATGGCTTAAAAGGGGCTATTTTGGGCTGAATATGGGCTTTTATGCCTTACGCTTAATTATTTGTATCTTTTAATTGTTATTGACTTTGAGACTCATTCTCATTAAGCATTTTGATAATGAGACCTAATCTCATTTAACATTTTGATATTAAGACTCAATCTCATTTAGCGCTTTGATACTGAGATTCATTCTCAATTAATATTTTGATATTGAGACTCATTCTCAACAAGAAGAGGGGTGTGGGCGTATGGTCGGAGAGTACGAGGTGGGGTTACCAATCCGCACTAAAAGTGAAAACTAACTTTCAAAAAAATAAAACTGTTGAACTTTGAAAGTATCTTTGAATGGTGTTATATTACAATATGGACAAGATTGCTAAATTAAAGAAGAACCCATCTAAAGTGCTTGCCGTCGAGCTTTGTGCATTTAATCCAGAGATGACTGTGCAGCAAATAGCAGATAAGGTAGGCGTGTCAAAGGGTTGCATTGAAAATTGGAAGCGAAGCCCAGAATTTATTGATGCGGTGTATGATAGATATATGCTTCAGTTTGGTATGGAAATACCGCAAGTTTTAGAGTCTATGGTAAGGGAGGCTAAGGCAGGTAATGTGCAGGCAGGAAGGCTTATTTTAGAGCATAGCGGCAAACTTGTAAAGAATATAAATGTTACTATTGATTCGCCATTTGAGAAGTTTTTAAAGAGTGTTCCTGATGCAGAGGTTGTGGAAGATTCGGATATAATTGAGGCGGCTGAATCTGTAGATGTTTCTTTTGAAGACTTGCCACCTAGAAACACAGAAAGTCAATATAAAAGAGAAAAAAGAGAAACAGCAGCTACTAAAGATTTAATTAAAAAAGCTGAGACTAATGCTAAGCAGAAGGTTTGGTATAAGTGGAGAAAAAGAGCTAAAGCTGTGGGAGTAGAGCCGCTTAAGAGTAGAAGACCAACGCCTGCTCAAAGAAAAGATTGGGAAAGAAGTATAGTTGAGGCTGAAAAGTTAGCTAATTCCGAATAAAGATACATAACTATCATTTAACAAATCACAAATTTCATCATAAACATCTTCAGGTACTTCTATAGGCTGTATTTCTGAATCTTCGGCAAAATTTGCCTCATATTTCTTAATAAGCTCAGATAATCGCTTTGTAATGGCTATCATTTCTTTAAATTCTTTATTTGTCATCAGAATTTCATGTTTCTTATGTTTTTACCTCTACCTGCAAGTCTAAAACCTTTTCTAATGTCTTGTTTTAGTTTTTTCATGTTCTTATCACTTACTATCATACTTCCTTGCTTGCCTGTTTTAAGCCTCATCCAGTTTCTTTTAGGTCTTATAGAGCCTTTAACGTGCCAATCTCCATATTTATTAAAAGAAATGCCTTTATCAGTAACTCTTATTGATTTTTGCAAATTTCCTGTTGCTTTTAATGGGTGGGAGGTGTTTTCTGGCTTAGTTCTTGGATAAAATGTGTTATATCCTTTGTATTTTCTTCTTTTTACTGTCGCTGGAGCTAAATCTTTAAAAGGTTTCCCTCCTGCTGATTTGTTGTCGATATTTTCTTTCCATTGATTTGCTATATCTCTTTGGCTTCTTTTTGTAGTTTGAGGCAAAATTGAGTCTAATTTCTTGTTTAGCTTAGCAAAACTAAAGGTAACTTTTGTTTTCATCCTCAAATTAAACATTATTCTTCGCTTTCTTCTTCAGATTCTTCATTTTCTTTATTTTCTTGGTTTTGAAGCGGATTTCCATTGGGAAACATATTATTTATAGCTTCTTGGCGAGATTCTTTGTTTTTTTCTATTATTTTTTCTGCCTCTCTGCGAGATAAGTCGTTATTATACTCCATTAAAAGGTCAACTTCATCCAACATATAATGTTTTAGTCTATGTTCGTCTAAAAGTATCTGGTCTTGGACTGTTTTTGGGTATTCAGGCTCTTTAAAGTCTAATTTTAGCTTATCAGGTAAAGAAATATTGTTATAAGCAGCAATTTCTTTCTCTACATGATAAAATTCGTGCTCATACATTCTCCAAAGCTCTAAATCGTCTTGATAATCCTCAAATCTCTCTAAATCTTTGATTTTAAGTGCTATACCTGAGGGAGTTTCTCCTCCATCCTGTGCAAATTGCACATATAAATGGTTATTTTGAGCAACTAAATCAACTTGGAACTTAATATTCTCAATAACTGACTCAATATTGCCCTGTGGAGACACAATATCAAAAGTTGCACCCTCTGGAAGGTCTATAATCTGGTCAGAGCCTGCTCTTTCTATTCTTTTGTCGCTATCTACGCCTGTCATATAAGGTTGACCAAACATTTGAAACCTTAGCCCTAATTGCATCTCTGTCATTGCAATATTTACTTGCTCATTGCAATCAACTATGTCATTTGCTCCGTCGACAAAAAATTCATCTATTTGTTCTTCTCTGTGGGTAAAAACAAATGGCAAAACGCCATATCCATGCTCATATTCTTCCATAATGTTGCCATTTTCGTCATATCGAGCATATATAGACTCATCCCAATAAACCCATTCGCATTTTTCAATATAAGAAATGTCATCAGGTTGCATTAATAATGGATACATAATAGCAGTAGGAGTAAATGGGTCTGAAAGATGCACATCAAAATAATAAATAGGTCTATAATCAAAATATGGCATCCCATTTACCTCTTTGTAGATAATTTGAGTAGCAACTGTGCCTATAAGTCGAGTCATTCTCTCAACGTGCTTCATTCTAGCATCTTTTTTAATAACAAGAGCATCATATTGGCTATTTACATTACGAGAAGTTCCAACTGTGTATATTCTGCTCATTTTATTGATAAATCTTCTTGTAAAATTCGCATTATAGCATGGAATTTCTCTAAAAGCAGAAGAATTAAAATAATCTTGAATATATTGGTTCGTTCCATTGCCTCCATAGTAATTCAACATTTTTCTAACCCATAATCTTCTCATTTTCTGATTATGCTGTTTAGCATCTTTTACTGACTGCTTTATTATTCCTTCTACTGATGTATTGTCTGTATATGTCATCTTGTCCTCACTTTAAATTCTCTATTTTTAATTGGAAATTGATTTATAAAAAAATATCGTATCATATCACATCCATGGTCGTGATAACCGTCTTTTACTGGTTCTGGTTTTAAATCTGCTCCTTCTTTTGGTTCTGGATAGCGATAATTTTCTAAATCCATCATAATTCCTGTACATTTCTCATTTACATGAAAAAAACGCTGATTATCAGCATTTTCTATAAATCCTCTTACGTGAGATATTCCAGAAGCTATACTTCTTGATGCTTTATCTCTTTTTGTGTGTATTTTTATTCCTTTTCTTCTAAAAATCTCTATATCGCCTAATCCTGATTGCCCTTGAGCCTGCATACCAGCAGGGTCTCCAAAATATTTTCTAACATTATATTTTTTAGCTAATATCATTTCAGCTAGTACGTCTGTTTTAATATTAGTTTTGTGTATAATTTCATCTATCATGTTTATATGCCAAATCCCACCTACCCTATTTAATTGAAACCATCCAACTGCTGGCATACGATAACCAAAGTCTATACTGCAAAAAGTAGGAAAGCTTGGGTCGTAAGGGAACTTTCCTACGTCTAATTCTCTTTCAAACGGATACACTCTGCCTGCAAAAGAAGTAAATTTAGCTCCATACTCTTGCTCATACACTTCTTTAGCCATATTTCTCTTTCTTTCAAGAAGAAATTGGTCTTTTTTGCCGTCAGGGAAGGCAAAATGGTTATCCCATGAGGGAGCTTGATGAGATTCCCACAATTCATCATCTTTGCCGAGGAGATACAAATCGTACACCCAGTTAAACCCTTCTGGCGTAGTAATAAATATAGCCTTCCCTTTACGGTCAGATAAAGTGGGAGATAAGTACATATCCCAAATTTTTCTCTTAACTTTAGCTGCTTCGTCAATTATAAGTAAGTCTAATCCCTCTCCAACTAAAGAATCTGGATTATCTGCAGATTTAGCCTCAACAACAGTTCCCCATTTAAATTTTATAAATCTATCTTTTTCTGAAGCTCTAATAATGTCGTTTTGATGCCCAACTACCATTTTTTGCCAAATCTCTCTAAACATTAAATCAGCTTTATCGTAAGACAATCCTACAAGCCATATTCTTTTATTAGGCTGCGAAGCATAATAAGTAGCTTCCATTGCTGATGCAGTTGTTTTTCCAAATCTTCTTCCGCAAACCATGACAAAAAACCTTGCTGTGTCCTTCTTAGGAAAATGCAATTTGCTTTGCCCTAAATGAGGTTTGTATTCCATAAAATCAAACCACTTTTGTTTATATTCTGTAAGTGAATTATCCAAAAATTTGCATTATTACCTATAATTAATTTAAGTTATCTATTAGTATTTTGCAATTTTTGTCAAAATATATTCATTTTAATATAAAAAGGAGGACAGTATGTCCGAAGATAAAACACCAGCAATGGCAGAAACAGTTAGTGAAAACCATGCTACAGAAACGCCTCATCTAAGCCCAAATGAGGAGTTAATTGCAGAAAGCAAAAAGTATAGAAAAAGGGCTCAGGATGCAGAATCTCGTTTAGCTAAATTAGAAAAACAGTTTGCAAAGCAGGAAGAAGTTAAATTAAAAGAAAAAGAAGATTTTAAAACCTTATATGAACAGGCATCTTCTAAAATCGACGATTTGACTGCAAATGCTGAAAAGTGGACTAAATATGAACAAGTTAAAAGAGAGGCTTTGATTAAATCTCATCCTGAAGAAGATAGAGAATCTTTATCTAAACTAGATTTAGAAACTCTTGAATATGTAACAACTAAAGTTAATAATATTAAGCCAAATGCTCCAGAAGTCATTGGAAAAGCAAGGGATTCAATGAACATGAAACCTTTGAGTCAAATGACAGAAGATGAAAGAAGGGATAATTGGACTAATATTGTTAAGCAATTTAAAATTAAATAAATTAAGTTAGGAGAAAAAAATGGCTTTATCAGACCCTTTAGCTTCTAATATGCTGATAGGTGGTGTTAATAGTTCCTCTACTCTGGGAGCTGATGCTGACACACTTGCCTTGGAATTTGTGCCTGAGATTTGGGCTCAAGCAATATTAGAATCTTTTAATAAAAACACAGTAATGACACAATGCGGCACTGATTTATCAGGCATTGCTAAAGCACAAGGTGGGGATAAAATTAGATTACCTCACGTTGGTGTCCCAACAGTAAAAGCTGTAACACAAAATGCTGAAGTATTAGAGCAAGACAATTCAGGTAGCGACACAGGTGTAGATACTGAACTTGTAATTGACCAACACTATGCAGCTCCATTATGGTTACCTGATGCAGTAAAAGTTCAAGCAGCTTATGATATGTTTAGTGTATATTCAGGTCAATTAGGATATGCTATTGCTAAAGCAGTAGATAATCACTTAATGTACACAGTAGTTGCTAAATTAACATCTGTATTAGGAAGTGGCGATGGTGTAAACGCTAATGCAACTATGAATGTTGAAGTTGGAGAAGCATTGACTCCAGCTCATTTAGCATCTTTAATGGGCATTATCGCAGGAGAAACAGGAAGCACAGATGGATGGAAAATAGTATTAAGCCCTAAAGCTTACGGTTCTTTAGCAAATACAAGTAATTTTGGCAATTCTTGGACACAAGGTCTTGCAGGTTTAAATTCAGACCTTCAAGGTGGAAAAGGAATTGTTGGAAGTTTACTTGGTATGCCTGTTATTGCATCTAATAGTGCATTTATGGATGTTGGCTCTGTTGCAGCAGCAGCAGGAGCAGGTATTCATACTGCATGGGATGGTTTTGATACTGGTGCATCAACTGATGATGATTACCTAAGAGGCTTTGCAATTCATGATAGTGCTTTATACTGGGCTATTCAAGATGCAAATGTTAAGCAATCTTATCAACACACATATATGTCAGACTTAATATCTGCTGACTCATTATATGGTGCTGTTTGTAGAACTGCTGACTCTGCAGGTAATAGAAGAGTGATTGCTCTAACTGATAGTAAAACTTAATAATCAGTAGCAATTAAACAATATATAAAGGGGTGGCTTAGTCTGCCCCTTTATTTTATAGGGGATATATGAATATTTTAGAAAGCATAAAAAAACACGAAGGTTTCAGGTCAAAAGTTTACAAATGTACAGAGGGATATGACACTATAGGATATGGGTTTGCTATAAAAGATTTAACTTTAGATGAAAATGTAGCAGAGCTTATACTTATGAAAAAGATACAAAAATTATTAGAAAGAATGTTAGTAGCATTTCCTTGGTTTAAAGAAAGTCCAGATGAAATTAAATTTGTTGTTACAAATATGTGTTATCAGCTTGGCATCGCAGGGTTTTCTAAGTTTAAAAAAACAATATATTATTTAGAAACAGAACAATACGAAGAAGCTTCTTTTGAGATGTTAGATTCTTTATGGGCAAAGCAAACGCCCAACAGAGCTAAAGAACTTAGCGAAATAGTAAAATCCGTTCAAGCAAATTAGGAAAATTCCATTTTCTATACTAAATTTATTTCAAAAATAAGAGGAAATTTTATGGCTTTTACCAACAGGGGTATTACAAAAAGAGCAATCGTAACCCCTGACAAACACTTCCCCTTGCATGACAAGAAAGCAATAAGGGTAGTATGTAAAGCTATAGAAATGGTTAAGCCTGATGCTTATATTGATTTAGGAGATACTGGAGAGTGGGAACTTTTTAGTAGGCATCATTGGAAAAATAAAGAAAAACCACCTTTAGAAGTTTTAATTCCTATGTTGAAGAAAGAAATTAAAGTCGTCAACAAAGGAATGGACATAATAGATAAATCTTTAGACAAAGTAAATTGCAAAGAAAGATATTTTATACAAGGCAATCATGAGCTTTGGTTGGATGAATTTGTTGATAAGCATCCTTATCTTCCAGAATTTATGACTGAAAACGCTTTAAAAATAAAAGAACGAGGA